AGACCAGTTTCTCCACTAGCGCCTGTAGGGCCTGTAGGACCTGTAGGTCCCTCGGGACCAGTTGCTCCTTGAGGACCCGTCGGACCCGTAGCAAGAAGAATAGTATCCAAACGCTCAGCAAGTCCTTGAATACGCTCAGGCGTATTATCAATATTATCCGCCCCACCCGGATACGGCAAATTAAATCGCGTAGTATACTTTACATCATCAGCCATACAAGACCCTCCTTTCTTTAACCTTTAATAATATAATTTAAAACAATATATGGTGGTGTTGTAGGAACACTATTAGGAGTTGCTTGTCCAGCAAAACCAGAAGACCCATTATAATCATTAATATAAAACGCTAATGGGGCTGCTCCAACATTCCAACCATTACCATTACCCATAAGAAACGCACCCGGAGCATTACCGGGAAGCATATAAGCGCCTTGAGTACTTGTAACACTATGCCCATGATTAATAGTATGCGAATGTTGTGGAATTTGATTTATATTAAGTGTAGTATTTCCACCACCAGATTCTGTTAAATCATAAGAATTAGCAGTATCAACCCCTAATACAGTACGTCCCTTTAAATTAGGCAATCCAGACCATCCAAGAGGGCTTAATAAATCATATAAAGCATTCCCACTAGTCCAGCCAAGCGTACCCCACGAACGCCCATCACATAAATACCATGAATCAGGAATTTGATTTGCCGCATAAGGCATAACACAACCAGTAGGAACACTACCAAAATTATTAATAGTTGTTTCAACACGATTAATATCATTACCAATAGTTGTAGAAACACCAAGAGCCTCCGGAGTATACGAACGAATCTCATTACGAACAACACCCGTAAACCACTTACGAAACTCTTGCTTACCCGTAATAGTAGTCAAATCAAAATCAGGCATAACACTATCAAACATCATTGACGACCACTCCTCAACGGCTTAAAGCCAATAGTAAACCCTTGAATATCAACCCTCTCAGGCTTATCCGGAGTAGTAATAGCACTATTAGTCCTATAATTATTCAATTGGTAAATACGAAGACCAAGACCAGACTTACGCCAACTAAACCGCTTAGTATAACGCTCATAATCACTACGAGCCAACTCAACCCAAGTAAGATTAGCCGACTGAATATTAGACCAGTTAGGCGTATAAGGACTCGTAAGACCCTTAAAAACACGAGTAGTTAAATAACGCCAATTATAACCATTAGGCGTAAACACCTGCCAAGTCTTAGGCTTCTTAACACTAATATCAATATCATCATTATCATCAGAATCAACAAAATCAACACGAACAGCGCCATCCTGAAGAACCATATCCATCAGTAAGCGTTGAAACCACTTGCGAAGAATAGGATCACCAACAGTAAAACACTTAGTCTGCAAATAAAAATCAGGACCAGCCTCAATAATCTCAGCACTAACATTATTAAGACTACAAGTAAACGCATCTTGACCATTAGTATCATAATCAATCATAGTGTTAGGATTAACTAAACGCATACGCGAACCACTAACGCCACTAATAAGAGCATTAATAGCCGACACGCCCGTAGAACCAAAAGCACTCTCAAAAGTAGTACTAGCCTGAACTTGAAAATTCTTAATAGTAGTAACCGCTAATGTAGGCAAATAAATAGCAAACGTAATTGCCGTCTTAGTGTCAGAATACAATGTAGTCCAAATATAATTATAATCATGCGTAGCATCAGACCAAACACCACTAGTAGAACCAGTAGGACCGGTAGTAGCATTCCAATTAGCAATAACATCCTGAATAGCGCCAATATCAGCACCAATAAGAGGCTTACGATCCCAATAAAACGGAGCAGGATTAGGTCCCTCAAAATCATTATAATCAAAACCAAAGCCACTAACACCAACAGCATCACTAGCAATAAGATCATTCCAAGTACGATTTAATTGTGGATTCTGAACATTATCATCCCACTCAGTCTCATAAACAGCCTCATAACGATAAGGCGTATACGAAGAATCAAAATCACTAAACGTAACAAACACATAATTCTTATAAATCCACGTATAAATAGTATCATCTTCAGGATTAAAATTACTCGCACCACTTGTATAAAATTGTCCAAGCGAATCCTGCGTTAAATTACGAACACTAGAACCATCAAAAAATAATAAACCACTAGTACCAGCCCAGAACACACCACCATTATACTCGTAAATACTACTAGGCGACAAACAACCCTCAGGATATAATTGTTCAACAGCAAAATTAGTACGATTCGATCCGCGAATAATATACGTCTTATTATCAAGAAACACAACAAGACCACTAACAGTAGAAGCAATACCCCGCATCTGATTATTGCCCGGAAAAATAATACTATCAGCAGCATCAATAGATAAGTCTACTGCTTCGCCATTATGAGGCGCACTAAACACAACACGATTAGTATTAGCCTCATCTCCCGTAGGAAATCCAGCCCACCACTCTAATCCTTGATAAGTAGAAGTATAAGTACCAGCAAAATTAGAAATATTAAGATTAGCATTATTAAGTTTAAAACGATCCCAAAAAGCCGCATTAGCGTAACCATTACGATCCTTCATAACATACTCATCAGCAGCAATATCCACATTAGGATTATTAGCAAGAGTAGCAGTAGCATTATCCGTAACACTACTAATTGTTCCAAGATAAGCATTATCATTATAACGATACAAATCCCACTTAGTACTATCAATACCAGCAGACTTCCAATGCCCCTCAGCAAGACCACCAATAGCACCACTCTTAATAATAGGATTATTATTAGTAGTAGTTACAAGTCCTCGCCCATGAAGATGCTCATAAGGACGAACACTAGTAGCCCAAAAATTACCAGTAGTACTAACTAATGCCGTATTATTACTTAAACCATCTAAAAACAAGTAAGGCGCTTTTTCAAGAGTAATTGTATTACCATTTACACTCTTAATAATACCAACATAATACTGCTTACCTGTAGCCGTATCATTATAATAAACAAACTGCCCAGAACTAAATAATGCACCAGCAATAAGCGGATTAACATTAATAATACTATTCTGATACTGTAAACCAGAACTAGCAGCCCTATTTGTTAAATTTTGAGTATTAATTGTACCAGCAAAGTATTGAGCATAAAAAAGCGGATCAGTAGCATCATCATCATTAGCAGGATTAGCAGGATTAACAAGATTACCATGCCCACCATGCCAAAAAAACTGGTACTGATCAGCCGCATTAGTAATAGAATTAGCAAAAGTAATCCAAACACCGCCCTGAGAACCCGGATGCGTAAACACAATACTAAACTCTTCTAACGAGCCAATACTTGTAGCCGTACCCGCATTTGCCAAAAGACGCTCACTACCAAGATACTGAAAATTACCATCAAAAACACGCAAAACAGGATAAGTAATATTATTAATCTTTACATTAACAAAAACACCAATACGAGGCTCATTCTGCGGATTATACGTAAAAACAGTAGAAAGAACACGCTCCTCTTGAAGATTAGGATTAGAATTAAATGCGTTAAACGGCTGATTATCAGCATCATACGTAATAATCTCCTCAAAAGGCCCACGACGACGCATAAGACCCGCACGATCAAACAACACATCCTGCGCCCAACGCACAGACCCCTCAGGAATAAGAGTACCCGGAGCAGTCTGATTCATACCATCAACAGCCCCAATCTGATTAACATACGTAACAGCCACTCACAACACCCCCTTTAATAATTCCAATCAGTAGAATCCGTAATAACATGAATACGCTCAGTACGATCATACTGACGCATCCAAACATCATTCCGCATCGCCTGATACTTCTGCTCAAACAAATTCTGAAACACCGCAGCCTGCGGATCATCATTAACAAGATACGCCTTAATAAGCGCACCATACACAATAACACTATGATGCGAAGCAGGCAAAAGATTCTCAACCTGCAACGACTGAGGCCGCTTAGTATACCACATCCGATAAGTAGTAGCACCAGCCGGAGGAGGCCACAAAAACAACTTATAACCAACAAAATAATAATGACTCGTCAAATCATCAAGAGCATCCAACTTATAATTCTGCTCAATAACATCAGTACGCTCAGGCGTAACAATCCACTGATTACTAATATCCGTAAAAGACAAAACAGCGCCAAGAGTATCCTCAAGAGTAATCTCGTCGCCAGTCAACTCGTCAGTCACAACATTAACACGAGCCAAACCATCAGTCTTATTAAACTGAATAATATTCTCCAAAAAAGGCCAAGGCTCTCGCGTAACAATATCAAAATACGCCTCATCAAGAAGCAACGTCTTCTGATCATCCTCAAGATCCTCAAAACCATACAAATCCAACTCGCTAATCATCTCATCAAGAGTCACACGAATCACCCCCTCCCATAAAAACCTTAATAACAGGACTCAAACCCTGCTTACGCATAGCAAACTCTGCCATTTCAGCAGCAACCTCACTCGCCTCACTAGACTGCGCTTCCAAACGCAACTTATGATCCTGCTGAGACTTCAACATCTCATTATACATACGATCACCATTACGAAGAGTATCACCCTCCTTAATACGCTCCATCACCGTATTAACATCAGGCAAATGACCCTCAGGCCAACCAACAATCGGATACGGCTGCTCACCACGCGGCATCTCAACAAAAACACACCAATCATTAGTATCAGGATGCTGCTTAAAAAACAAGCGCCTATCATAATCCTTCAAAGCCGCAGACACACGAGCCGCCTCAAAAGACATAACACCCTGACCCGGAATAAAAATACTACTCATCAACAATCCCACTTTCGAAGACTCTTATTAATACGACTATTAGGATCATTAGCAGTCTTAGCCGACGTATTAGCCCTCTTCATACCCTTCATACGAGCACAAAAAGAACGACGACGAGCAGCACTCTTAGGCGAACTAGCAGCCTCTTTTGCACTCACAGGAGCCTTCAAATTAGCGCCATGCGCCCGATTATACGAAGCGCGACCCCTAGCATTCAAACCACCCTCAGGATTCTTACCCTCTTTACGAGTCCACGCTTCAGTCATTATTTACCACCCTTTTTCTTATACGAAGACCAAGCAATAGCATAAACCTTAGACAAAGGCCAAGAAGGATTATCCTCCTTCAATGCTTTAACAATATTTTCAACACCAGCAGGCATAAACCCTCCCCTCAGTAAAAGAATGGGTGGAGGACCGAAGTCCCCCACCCAAAACTATTAGTAACCGTAATCAGCAGTACCCGTCGCATCCGTAGCGCCCATAAGAGCACCCGTAATAACGGCGTTCGTGTTACGACGAACCGAACCAAGGTTCATGTAACGAGCCATAACGGCCTCAAACTGGTCGAAACCAGTCGTCTGACGAAGCGTCAAACCATCAGCATCAAGGAAATGCCAATCCTGATCCGAGAACACCTTCATGGTACCCTCATCCAGAATGTACAAGTGACCCCACGGAGCGTCAAGATCCGCGATGATCGGCATACCATTATACATCAGGCTCTTATAACCAGAAGCGTACTCGTACGACTCCGGATCAACGTAACGAACGTTATCCGACAACTGATTATAGATCTGGCGCTGAAGACCAAACGAGGTAACGATAGCCGACGGAATACCACCAGCAATACGAACCTTGTTAAGCGTCTGCTGAAGCGTATCCAGAGCAAAACCATTCGCTCCCGAAGCAACACTAATGTTCTTCCACCACGCATTCGCAGCCTGAGTAACATCAATACCACCAAACGACATAGTCGAAGGATCATCAGCAACGACACGACGCAGACCGTCAACCTCATCGGACAACGCCCACGTACCACCGCTATAAACACCAGTAGCAGCGCCAACCCAGTTCTCCGGATTCTCAACACCATCCGGCGGAGCAGGCGACGTAGCGTAAATCTGAACACCCTGACGCACAACACCATTAGTTGCAGCCGGAGTACCCGTAACACCCGTCACCGTCAGCGTCGTCGTGCCACCCGGAGTAGCCGGAAGATTAACAGCCGTAATCGTACCACCCGTAGACGTACTAGCCGGAGTAGCACCAAGCGACCACGTATCAACCTTCATGCCAACATAGAACTGGCCCTTAGCGGCAGCCTCATAACCCACCGTAAGCGTCCAAACACTAGCAGCACTCGTCGCAACCGTAATAGCCGAAATGACACCCGAACCATCAGAATAAATCTGACGAGCCAGATCCTTACGAAGGTCATTACGAACACCATCCAACTCGCTCTTAAGAGCCTGAAGGAACGCACCCGCCTCGTTCTTCGTCTTCGCCATGCTCGGACCAGTAACAGCCACACGACCATACAGGTACTTCAGATCATACACAGCCTTATTGTAAGCCTGCTGACCCGCATTCGGAAGCGCAGCCGCCTCAGAACGAGCACCAATACCAGTCGAACGACCATAATGCAACGGCACATACGCGCGCTTACCAACCAAATCCTCCGAACGCGCCTCAAGACGCGACAGAAGAAGAACCTCATTATTCAACTGCTCAGTAACCGGTCCAAGGTAATACTCCTTGAGGATGTTACTAAGCGACAAAAGACTAGCACCCTGAACACTAGGATAAACAGCCATTCGTCACCTCCCTATACTTAGAGAGAATTACGCACACGCTCCATAGCAGCCTTATGAGCATCATCAAGATTCTTAAAGCCCGGACCCAACTCTGAATGCCCACCCGTCGGAGCAGGCTGCATACCAGTCGGAACTTGCTTAGAACCAAGATACTGAGACAACACACTCTGCTGAATACTCCTATACTGCGACTCCGCAGACATAAGATCAGCATCATTAGCATAAGCCAACGCATAAATATGCTCCATATCAGTATCCGTATAATGCGGATTTAACTGCAAAATAGCGTGCTCTTGATTAGTTAACTCGTCCATAAACTGCATAGTCTCACGCTCTTCCATCATCTCAGAAAGAAGCGCCTCATGCTGCTCAAGACGAGCAACCAACTCATTAGGCACATTAGCGTCTGCATAATTCTCAGAATTATTAACAAACGAATTAGCCTGCGAATAATCCGGTACCTGAGAAGGAGACTCAAAACCAAGTTGCTCTAATCTCGTATTAATATAATCCGCAAACTGCTTAGCATAAGCAGGATCCGAATTAAGACGATCATAGAATTCGGCAGTCTCCAACGCATCCATCGGATCAACCCCACGCTCAGAAAACGCAGAATAAGTCTTCCGCGCATCTGCTAACTCCTGAGTCTTACGAGTATAATCAGCCTGCATAGACTTATATACCGTCTGCAACTCAGACGGCAAAGCATTAGGATCAAAACCAGTAAACGACTCCTCAGGTTCCACAACCGGGTTAACCTCAATAGTATCATTACCAGTATCCATGCTCTGCTCAATCATCGGCGCACTAGGATCATCTAGCGATGCCATATAAGCATCAATCGCGCCCTCTGGGACTTCACTCATCCCAAACCCCCCTTATACTCTGGAGTGACATTATTGTCTTGCTCCAAAACTACTTATTAACAACAACCTCAACGCTCTCAGAAGAAATCTCAATAATCTCCTTAGAACGATCATCAGCCGCCGTAACAAGCCCATCAACAAAAGACCCCATAAGGCCTTTCAAATCATCACTAGTAGGAAGAACATACGTATTCTCGGTTCGCTTAGTTGCAAGACCAGACGCAAGACGAATCTTATCATCCATAATACCCACAACAGTAGCGATTGCCGACAATTGCTTCACCTCAGCCTGAGGAATTAACTCCTCCAACTTCTCCAAAGCAGCCGTCCTAATCCTAGTAGCATGATCAACAAACGTAAACACTTGCTCAGTTAACTCCCCCGCAGCATCCTCCGGAGGACCATACTTATCCCAAGACTTAACCCAATAACGAAAAGTACTATGAGGAATACCTAACTCAGCACTAGTCTTACGCTCATTCTTATCATTAGCAATATAAGCAACATACGCTGCTGCCTTCGCCTTACTATCAAACTTACTCTTCGCCATAATAACCTCAAATATTAAGTTTCAACGTCTGCAACTCTGCCTCTTGACGCATCCTCTGCTGATGCATCGCCTCCTCAGACTCTAACTTACCAGCCAAATCAGCCCTCTGCTGATCCAACGCTGCAACAGCATCCTCAGCATTAGGCTTATCCTTATTATCAATAACAACCGTATCCAAAGGCTCCTCCAACATCTCCTCAGGAGTAACACCCTGAACACCACTCTGATTAAGGATCTTAGAACCAGTCGTAGGACCAACAGCCCCACGCAACTGAAGACTAACCTTCGGAGGATCACCCTGAGGCGAATCCTCAGCCTGCTGAGCCTGAAGCGTCAACTCATAATGATTATAAAAACGCTCCTTAGCAGCATCATCAAGAACCTCAAACTCTGGACTCTTCATAAAAGCACCATGAGTATCCAAATGAATAGCCTTATTCTCATACGGCAACGGTTGCAAACCAGCAGTAGCCGCCTGCTCCATAATAGCAGGATCCAACTCAGCAATATCACCCGTAACAGGATCAATCTGCGGATTCATAAGCGCCTCAAACACCATCTGCTCCGCCTGCTTCGCAGCCTGCTCATTAATAACACCCTCACCATCAATCAACTTATCATGCTCACGCAACGCCTGATCCTCATCAGCCTGAAACTGAGCCTGAAGATTCTTAAAATCAGCCATATCAAGATACTTATACGCCTTAGACGGAGACAACACACCCATCTGCATAAGTTGAAGCACACGAGCCTGACGACCCGCACGAGTACGCGGCAAACCAGAACCAGACTCAACACGAACCTGAACACCAGCAAGCAAATCAGCCGACTCAAAACGCTCAACCTTAGGCTTAGAACCAGAACCATTAATAATAAGCATACGAGGCTCACTATAATACTTCTGAGCAATCATAAGAAGCATATTACCAGCCTTCTCCAAACTCTTCTCCATCATAAGAATCTGCGGAGCCAAACGATCCGTAGCAGCCTCCTGAAGCAAATCAATAGCCACACCCGCCTCAACATTAGACGAAATCTGACCATCAAGAACCTCATTCAAACCAAACACATCACGCAAACGAGCACCCAAATCCTGCAAATGCTCAAACACATACGAAGGCAAACCCGGAAGCGGAATAGCCTCAGGAACCTTACCAGCCACAGGATTATACTCAAAAATAGCCCCCGGCTCATCCGTAATACGCTGACGAAGCGAACCCACCGGAGCCAACATCTGCGGCTTCAACGTAAGATTCTTATACTCAATCATCTGAGACAACGTACGATTCAACTCCTTCTGAATCGGCACAGCCTGCTCAACAACACTACCATCCCAAATCTGTCCCGGAACACGCTGACCCGGAAACTTCACAAGAGGCAACTGCATAAACGGATACGGAAACTTCTCATCCAACAAAATAATATTCGGATCCTTCGTAAACACAACAAAACGACCCTCAGGATACTTCTCACTCGGAAGAAAATAACCATAAAACACAAGACGCACATTCTGACGATAATTAGAAATATCACGCCCATACAAACCCGGAAGCGTATCATCAGGATACTCATTAATAGCATTAGCCTTCAAATCCACACCAAAACGCATATTAACTTCTTTAGGACTCATAGGATGAATACAAAACGCAAAACGAGCATCCTCAAACGTACGAGCAGAATCATCAATAATAACATCAAAAGGACTCATCACATCAATCCGAACCTCACCCGGAAACACCCGCCGACGAAACTCATCAGGATCAATACCAGCGTCCTCCAACTCCTCATGAAAATACCGCTCCACAACCTTATCCACAATAGGCTGACCCTCAGGAGACACCATAACCTCCATCCCCTCACCAGCCTCAGGATCCCAACTAACCTTCCAAAAACCAGTACCAGCAATAATACTCCACAACACAGCCTCTTCACGCTTAGCATTCAAATCAAGCGAATCCCACCAAAACTCCAAAAGATTCTCAGCAACCTCACTAGCCTTCTGAGCCTCAAACGAAGACTGACCCGGAGTAGCATAAAACTGTGGCTTAGTCTTAACAAGACGCGACAACAAAGCCTGCGTACTAGGCGCAATCTGATTAGAAACCAAACGCACACGATAACGCGGCTTATCACCCTCATCCGTAGGAAGCGACTCAATACGACGCGACACACGATTATAAAACACGTACTGCTTACCCTTATAAAACGCAAGATTAATCTTCCACTGCCGCTCCAACAAGAAACGAGCACGAATCAACTCATCAACCTTACGAACCAACTTATCCGCAGACGAATACCCGGCAGGAGCCGGTTCATTATCTCCCCACGACACCTCAGCCATAGATACCCCCCATTACAAAAATTCAATATCAGTAGCAGACAACCCAGTCTTCTCCAACAAATCCTTATACTCACCCGGACTAATAAGATTATGTCGCAAAGCCCAATCAGCATCCTGCTCATCCTCACTAACACGCAACTGCCCCATAGGCACATCAACCGTATTAGTCGCGCCCTCTAAACGAAGGCGCTCCAACCGAAGTCGCTCCTCCTCCAAACTAAGCATACGATCCGTCCAAGTCTGGTGAAGATCCAACAACATACTCATAATACTAACAAGTTCCTTATTAGAATTAAACATTACCACATATCTCCCATATCTTCGTCAACATACTTATCTTTATGCGAAACACTACCCGGCCTATCATCTAATACCCATTTAGGTAGATCGAATTGTGGCTGCTCATCCTCCGGCATACCCGGTAAGAGAGCGCCAGCAGTGCGAAGAGCGATCTCCACACTATCAAGACAGTCATCCTTAGGTTTTTGAATACTCGCATCATAATTAATCCACTCATCAATAAAATCCCTATGCTCTTGCTTAATACGAACCTTACCAATTTTAAACAAGGGACTCATACTCATAATGCGTTCAAACTTCTTACCCTTAGCAAAAATAGGAACAATAGGTGGTAGGCTTGGAAGACGCTCGGCTTGTTGAACAAGCGCAGCCTGATAAGCGTTAGATTCAATACCAATAATATCCGGCGAATACTTATAATGCCACTCTTGGATCTTATCTAACTGATCTGTAAAAGGAATTTTAGCAGCATACTGATCAATAAGATATACTTGATTATTCTTTGCCACACCAACAGCACTAATAACAAACCTATCGCCCTTACCACTCATACTAACAGCAGGATCAACACCAATAAATACTCGTAGTTTCTCTCGCGTACCATCAGCATTAGTAGGAAGATCATCTTCAGTATAGTATTGTAACCATTCGCCAGCAAGATCACGACCAGCCATACTATCAAACGCAGCCATATACTCTTGAGCGAACAAGAGTGGATGATAATTCTTCTTCGTATACTCCCACTCCGTCTTAGGGAAGTGAGGATTATCAATACTACGATACTCTACTCGGCCCTGATTAGGATCCGTAAGCGCATCCTTACCCCAAAACTCGTCATAAAACCAGTTCTTACCATCCGGCGTAGTCGTAGTAATAAGATGACCCTTCTTATCAGACAAAGCAGGACGAATAACCTGCCAAGCCTCCTCATCCCTAATAAACGCAGCCTCATCCATCCAAAGAATATCAAGACCAGAACCACGAAGACTCTGAGGATTATCAGCAGACTTAAACTCAATAAGACTACCATTAGAGAATTCGAAATAATTATTACCCCGATTCTCCTTATAATCCTTATCAGGCGTAAGCCCGACCCTACTAATAATATCACGAAGAGTTAGGAGACTAGCACGACCAACCTTATAGTCCTTAGACAAGGCTTGAATCCAAAGGGGATTATCCTTAGTGATGCTCCTAGCATCTTTGTGAAACTGCGTTGGAAACAACGCATAAAATAGAATCTCCCAAGCAGCCGACAACGTCTTACCACCACGACGACCAGCCACAAGATGACGAAAACGAGCCAACTCATCATCAGAATTCGTCATACAATGAAACAAAGACTGATAATAATGCGGCGCATACCCATTAGAAAAGAACCAACCAAACTTCTCAGGAAAACGACTAATAAGACTAGTCAACTCTGCCTTTGGAAGGATCTTATCTTCAAAATGATAATTAGTCAAAACCCCTCCTAATGAGGTCGCCGCTCTCCACACATACCACACTTAACAAGATAATGAGCATTCTCCTCAGAACACTTCATACAATTCCAAGGCTCCTTCTTAATATCCTTCTTACGAACCTTAGGTTGAACATTAGAATTAAACATCACACAAATCCTTACGTCTTAACAAAATAACTAATAGCCATACTAGGCTGAACAGCAGTAACAGCAGTAGGACTAGCAGAACCATAAGGACCAGAATTATTAGGACTAGGCACACCAGTACCAAAAGTATGAGTATGACCCACATTATTAGGCGCGGTAGTATCAGACTCAATCGCATAAGCAAAATTAAAACGACTATAAGTAGTACCAGTACCTAATTGGGGACCAGCACTAGAAAAAGTTGTATAAGTATCATTAAAACCATGAACATGACCATTACTTTCCCCATTCGTCGTTCCCCCATGCGTATGATTCTGCAAATCATGAGAATGCTCAGGAATATTAGCATTAGTCAAAGTAGTACCCGACGCACCCTGCACAACACCACGAACACCCGTCAAACTAGCACCACTACTCGCCGTACCAACACCAATAATCGCACGACCCCGCAAATCAGGCAAATAAAACAACGAATCCGTATCAGTACCAAACGCATTAGCCCCAAACGCCGTATACAAACCAGCAAACGTAGACCTAGAAACCTGAGAACCATCACACAACAACCAACCAGACGGAGTACCAGTCCCCGCAAACGGCATAACCAACCCAGTAGGCAACAACCAAGAATCAGCACTCGCAGCAAAATCATTCAAAGCACTCATCGTACCCGCATAACCAGTAAAATTAGTAACACTAACATTCTGCCCCTGAACAATCTGAGCAGCACTAGACGCAGCCGTAGAAGCAGCCGCCGCCAACACATTCAACAAACCAGAAATACCAGACAAACCACACCTCCCACGGCGCAAAATAAAAAAAATAAAAATTAAAACCTATGCTGCAAAGCATGACAATTACAACATAACAACCTCAAATTAGAACGACAATTATTACAACAATCCTCATCAACATGATGAAGATCCAAAGGAACAGGACCGCCCTCCCACGAATCACGACGACAATACTCGCACTCAGCACCACGCTCAAACAACAAACGCTTCTTAATCATCCCTTGACGCTGCCGCGCCAACCTCTCAGACTCGTACAACACAAACAAATCATCACTCAACACCTTACGACCCATTAAAACTCCTTTTGGCTTAACTTCGTTCAAAAAAAAAGTCTTCCCACCAATATAAACGAAACAAAACACCAAAATCGGACATCAAAAACAACATCTTAACAAACTCTTAACACAAATTAACAAACCCCAAACACAAAACAACCAAAACAAGCCAAAAACAAACTGTACCAAAAATATTTATCACCCAATGTATATATATTGGGTATGTGTGTGAGGGGGTACCGTAGATCATTTGGTTTGCTTATGGCTCTTACATAGTAAGAGCCTATAATAGGGTGGGAGGTGATTATTCCTAGTACTACTACGAAGGAGTAGTACTAGTAGTATCTTCTAGTATTATAACCCTTGATAGTAGAATACATAGTATTCTTACTATCAGCCTATACTCTATA